ATGGTCGCTGAAGCAATTGAAGTGCAATCACCAAATGAATTGGATCTGACAGGCTGTGATGAGTTTTTGCATTTTGCCTATGCGGTCAGAGATGCAAAAAGCGGCAACGCCAGGCTGATCGAATTATTCAAGGCGCTAAATCTTGATTATGAGCATCAGCATGTCATCTCCCTTTTTGGCTTGCTGATGAGCCGGGCGCCATTGACCGTTGATCAGGCGTTGAAGCTGAAAGAAATTCTTGAATTGGGAGGGAAATAATGGCAGAAATTTTATGGTGGATTTTTGTTTTTGTGCTGTTCTGCATCGCGCTCGCGGTGGATGCAAAGACGTTTAAATCGGCTTAGAGAATAGGAGAGAAAAATGGCTGAAGAGATTAAAGAACTTGTTGTCGAAGAGTTTGAGATTAAAGAAAAAGAGGTTCATACATTTGAACCTGGTCATAAATATTCAGTTTTCAAAGATCCTAAAACGGGAAAATTTTATCGCCCTAAAGATAATTTTATTGTCCGGTTCTCTGGAGAAGGCGATTTAAATGATCGATTTGTGGAGTTGGATCAATCAACTGTTGATGTGAAATAACAATTCGCGATGCAGCACAAGAATTGAAATACATCCCACCTGGTGGGCGCTTTTTCAAAGCGGTTGATATCCAGAGAAAATGAGAAAGGAAATAAAAATGGAAAACCCTGTAGTAACACTCGCTCCAAGAATTATTGGCACTGAAAAAACACCAAGTAATTTGCGTGGTCTAGATACTTTTTCAAAAAAAGTAGTTACCCAATTGCCAGAAGTTGAAGTTGGTTATTCTCTGGTGGTTGAATTTTCAAACCGGAAACAATTGAAGCAAGGCAGAAAACGGATATTAATGACTGGCCACAGATTGTTTGGAACCGGACTTGTGGTCACTAGAAGCCAGAATACAAAGTTGTTTGTTTGGCTGAGAGACGAAGATAGACATATTGCCACAGAGATCCGAAATCATCGCAGAACAATGCGCGAGGTGTGCAATGCTTAGTCAAACCCTTAAACAAGAATTTTCACCTGCAGCTTACGATCTTGACTTATTTTCTGATTATCTTGAAGAAAAAGGAAATTCAGAAAAGACGATCGAGACCTATTGTTCTCAAATACGAGGGTTCATACACTTTTTTTCTGACACCACCGGCCAGGCATTCGCGCCTGAGATGGTGATACCTAAAGATTTGAGATCTTATCAGCACGAAAGCAATCAGGTTGAACACTGCAAAGCCGCCACCTGGAACCTCCGCTTCAATGCATTAGCGGCTTTTTTCAAGTTTGCATCTGAAAAGAAGCTGGTGTATGTGAATCCGTTTGAGAAGGCGGGTCTTGAGCTGCGAAAGAAGCAAAAAGAAGCGCCGAGATCTCTGGATCGCAACGATTTTGCGCGTGTAGAACGTGCAATAGAGCTTCGGGTCAACGTTTCAAAGACTGAAACACAACGGCGCCGCGCCATCCGTGACAGGGCTATGTTTAGTCTTTTGGCTTACGCAGGGTTGCGCGTGGGTGAACTTGTTGAACTTCGCCCTTCTAATCTGCTGATGGGTGAACGTAAAGGGCGCGTCGACATCGAGCACGGCAAGGGAAATAAAGAAGGATCCGTTCCGCTTGCCAGAGAAGCGCGCGTGGCCATTAGTGAATGGTTGGCGCTCAATGGTGATGGTGAGTTGTTTGATGGCATCACAGAGCGTCAGGTGCAGCATTTTTGTGAAGAGATCAGCGCAATTTCTGGTGTGAAGTTTACTCCGCACACGCTGAGGCATACCTTTGTATACCGTGTTCTTGCCGCGACCGGCGGTAATTTATCCATGGCGAAGGAATTAGCCAGGCATAACCGGCTTGAGCAAACCCAGCGCTATGGGCTGCCCCATGAAGAGGATAAGCAGCGCGCCGTCGAAAATCTTTGATGATTCGCTCCCCTGTATGGTTGCGGGTGGTCAACCACCCACTCGGCCATCCGCAGCCAGGGGAGATATTTTATCCACTTAGGAGGAGCTTATGGAAGGAAGTGCAGTATCCGGAACCTTAGAACTAAGGATTATTGCGGATGAAGACAAAACCGAAAGTTTTTACACCAAGCTTGCGGGGTTCTTGAAATCGAATGGATATGAAGTGATAAGCCGTTCATCCGATCGACCGGATACAAACGATCCGCGTCGTATGAAGTTCTTTGTAACTGCAATTCCAAAGGTCCGCAGGCCGTTGGTGTTGCCTGAGTTCAAGCGTGTTGGAAACGAAACTATTCTTCATGATGGTGGGTAGGTCATTATCAATCAGATCATTGTTGATTCCAGGGGCAACACAGCATCAATAGAATTTGCTGATATTCCAGCAGTTCAGATGCCGTCTTGGTCGCTTGGAATCAACAAACTGTTTGATTTTCTCGAGGAGCGTGAACGTGTGCACCTCACTGTCAGTATTGCGGATAGCCGTATTGGTTCATTGCATAATCAGCCCGTTGCACTGTCCGCGGATTAGTTATGAAAGCAGTAGTAATAAAAATCAGGATGTTCCCAAATTCACCATGCTTTTGCCTCTTTTTCTCTTGATTCAAAAAGTATTTCGGGTCCTGTCAAATATATGTCGCATAAGAACTGATTATCCGACATAAAAGGGCAAGATCAAGGCGATTTGGAGCCAAAAACAGCAAGTTATCTCACATAAATGATGTCGCATAACATGTAAGTTGAAAGGGGTATGCCCAAAAATGGAGCACAGATCACCTTTTCCGTAGCGCCCGCACTCCTTGCAATAAATTTTGCGAGCAATTTTAAAAAGTATTTGGGTATTGGAGGTACAAAGTTGACCATAGGCATTGATGATCTCGTACAGCAAGTAAAGCAAGTAAACAAGATTGAAGAGGTGATTGGTGAAGAATCTGGTTTCACCGTTCGCGGGCATGGACGCAATTGGACCACTCAAGAGCACGACTCGCTGGTGATCGATACGCATAATCAGTGCTATTTTTGGAACAGTACTGGCGAGCACGGCGATGTGATCGAATGGCTCTGCAAGCGAAAGGGTTGGGACTTCAAAGCAGCTGTTGAATATTTATGCAAGCGCGGCGGGCTGCAAAGTCCAGACTGGAGAAAGCAAGACCCAGCTGTGCGGATGGCTGCCAGGCAGCGTGAAGATGTTTTCACAGTCTTTAATAATCTCACCCATAAATGGCTTCTCGCGGAACCTGCTGCTATGGAATATTGTCATGGGCGCGGCTGGAGCGATGAGACGATCACTCGCACGCGATTGGGCTTTACTGGCAATTTTGACCAGAGAGAAAGTTATAGAAGCGAGTTGATCAATTCTCTTGGCGGCGCCGGTGTGGATGTGCGCTCACCTGCTGCGGTTGCTATTCTCGGATTCAAGGGGAATGTGCATCAATGGTGTGTGGATTATGGGGTAACCCCCAGGGCAGACTGGAATGATCGAAACGAGATACCGGGTGTGATCGGTTGGAATCGTCTTGTCTACCCACATTTCATGGCGGGAAGATGCAATTATTTTTCTCTGCGTGGTTTTGAGGGGCGCGAGCATTTCAATCCACCGGTTGAATTAGTGGGTGATCGTCAGATCTATGTGAACCCAAAATGGTCTTCAAGTCAGCCGATGTGCGTGGTGGTTGAAGGTAAAGCGGATGCCATCACCCTGGATCAGTGGGATATTCCTGCGATCGCTTTGAATGGCGTGGCTGCAGATGACCGGATCATGCGTTTTATCGGAGCAACAAAAGAGAACAAACGTGCTATGTTTTTCTTGGGTTTGGATTCTGATAAGGCTGGAGCACTGGCCAGTTCTAAAGTTGCCACGATGCTTGGACCAATGACCAGAATTATTGACTGGCGCGCTGCTGCTGACCAGGCATTTCGGCGGTTGAAGACAGATATTGAAGACGTTGAGATCAAAGATGCTAATGATGTGCTGAAGGCATCCATCAAGAAAGGTTTGAACCTCGATGAGGTTCAAAAAGAGCTGGGTTATGCCATAAACACCTGCCTTTCATTTGTTGAAATGATCTCTGGTTGGGCTGGTCAGCAAGAGGGCGTTGAACGTGATCGAGCCATGGGGCAAGCGCTGGCTGTAATTGCCATGATGAGCGAAATGGAACGCGCTCAGTATAAAAAAGCACTTGCAAAGTTGTTGAAGGTTGACCAGCGCGAGCTGGACCGTATGGTTAAGACGATCCTGGATCAGGCAAAAAAGAAAGATGCTGATGGGGATGAGGTCGTTTATACCCTTGGCGGTTGGATTGATGGATGGATCGTTGAATATCTTTACATTCGTGAAAAGCATGAAGCAAAACTTGCCTGGCGAGATCCAAATGGAAACGTTGCCAGCGGCGATTCTGTGGTGATCAACGGCACGCGATATAAGCCAGAACAACCTGAAGAAACATTTAAAGAACGCGGTATTTTCTTCCCAAGTGAGTTGGGATCTTTGAAAAAACCAGGTGAATTGGCATTAATTATTGAAGCTTTTCTTAATAGTGTATACATCCTTCCAAATGAATTGACTGCAAAAATAATCAGCTATTGGGTGCTGGTGACCTGGTTGTATGACTGTTTTGACGCCCTTCCTTATCTAAGAGCCATGGGAGCTTCTGGCGCGGGTAAATCGGAGCTTCTTTATCGTGTGGGGCTGGTTTGCTACCGATTGATGATGGCAGGCGGTGCAGATACGGTTTCAACCATGTTCCGAAGTGTAGAACGCTTTCACCCCACTGTTCTTTTTGATGAAGCTGATATCGAAAAATCTGATGCATCCAACGAGATAGTTAAGTTTCTCAATTTTGGGGCGATGAAAAACCATCCTATTTGGCGTGCTGAAGAATTCATTGATGAGAACGGCAAAAAATCATACAAATCGAAGATGTATCCCACTTATTGCCCAAAATTGATTGGTATGCGCCGTGACTTCAAGGATGATGCGGTCGGTAATCGTGCGATCACTTTCAAGGTCCAGGAACGCGGGATGCGTGAGCTGATGGCGAGGAATATCCCACTGCACGTGACAGAAGATATCCATCAGAGAGCAACAGCAATTCGGAATTTGATGGTGCGTTGGCGTTTGGAGCACTGGCAGCCTGAAATTGAAATCAATATGGATTACTACGAACTGGACATCAGCGCTCGTTTGAACCAAGTTACCGGCGCTTTGATGATGGTGGCCAAGGATGATGAAGCGCTACGCAGTGAGATGAAAACTTTCATGCGTGGATATTATCTTGAAATGACCCAAAACAAGAGCATGACCATCATTGCCAGAGTGATCGAAAGCATTCTCAAGATTTATCAATACCCCGATCTTCATAAGCTGATGGTTGTGAAGGAAGAGGGTGGAAACGAGAAGATTTTGGTCGGGCATGTGACCAGAATAGCGAATGAAATCATTGAAGAGATGAATTCTACCGAAGATGAAGGACATGCCAGCAACGAGCAAGAGCAAAAATTCAATAAACGAGATCTCAGCCCTCACCGGATCGGACGTTTGATCAGGGAAGATATGCAGCTTCAAATGTCACGACGCACGAATATGGGATTCTATGTTTATTACGACCAGGAAAGGGTCAACGAGCTGGCCAGACAATACGGCATTGACCCTGCTGAAATGGGTCCACAACCTGGAAAACCATCAAAAACAACTGATGTGCAGCTGGAGATCCCATCATGAATGCAGTTTTTGCCATTGCTCAGTGTACTTGTGTACTTCAGTGTACTTCAAACCGGGCTACTACTTTGTTTTGCAGTTTTAAAAAAGAGTCAAAAAACAAAGCAAAGCGTCTCACCCATACCATGTTCACCAAAGTACACAAGTACACTCGCCAATTTATTGGTCAGTTTTTGGTAATTTTTTGCTTAATAAAATCAATAAAAGTAATTAAAAGCTATGTATTTATGTATATCAGTGAACATACAGACGACAGAGGGCTTTTTTTGCTCTGCATTCTTTATGTTTTTTTATGGTCAAGACCGTTTTGGTGTACTTCAAAAAAGGCTATGTACACCAAAGTACACGGAATAGAGGTCATTTATGGATAAAAACGGTTTCACTTTGTGGCAAATGGACAATAAAGCCCTTGGGTTGAAGGGAAATATCATCGTTGCACTGGATGCTTATACCCGGCGGACTGGTTTGGTGGCCAACGTGGTTGAAGTCAACGCGGCGGATCTTGGTGAAGAAACGATTGAGTGCGTTGGGTTTGAAATCAAAGCGGTCAAGACCGTTTTACCGGGAACTTTGATGGTCGGGAGGGTAGAAAACTGATGATTGAAGAAATTGAAGTCGTGGACCTGTTTGCTGGCGCCGGTGGAACATCCACCGGGTTGATTCAGGCAGCGCAAATCCTTGGATATAAGTTGAAACTGACAGCAATCAATCACTGGGATCTGGCTATTTCTTCTCATGAGTTGAATCATCCAGGTGTGAAACATCTTTGCGCAAATCTGAACAATGTAAAACCTTTGGATGTTGTGCCGAGCGGTTATCTCAAATTATTGGTTGCCTCACCTGAATGTACCCATCATTCAAATGCTCGAGGTGGAAAACCCATGGATGAGCAAAGCCGTGCCGGTGCCGAGTTTGTAACGATGTGGGCTGAAAAGATTTATATCGAAAATATCATGATCGAAAATGTGAAGGAATTCTTGAGCTGGGGTCCACTTGATCAAAACAGGCGCCCGATCGAGCACTTAAAAGGTCAGCTTTTCTTGAATTTTATTGATCGCCTTCGCGCTCTTGATTACAACGTTGAATATCGATTGATCAATGCTGCCAATTATGGCGACGCCACAACTCGCGAACGTCTTTTTATCCTTGCAAGAAAATCAGGAAAGACGATCAACTGGCCAGAGCCAACCCATTCAAAAGAGGGTGAGCTTGGATTTCTTGCAAAAACAAAGAAATGGCGCCCAGCTAGAGAGATTATTGATTGGGATTTAAAAGGGAAATCAATTTTTGACCGGAAGAAACCGCTGCGTCCAAACACTATGCGCAGGATTATGAAGGGGTTGGAAAAGTTTGGAGGTCAACCTTTCATCGCTGAGTATCACGGTCCAAAACATGAAAATGACCACCGTGTCAGGTCATTGAATGAACCTCTTCCTACTCAAGATACGAGCAACCGGTTTGCTTTCTGCCAACCTTTTGTTCTTGGCCAACAGAGCGGGGCAGTAGCAAGATCCATTGATCAACCCATCCCGACCATTGCGGCCAAAGGGGCAATCTCTCTAATTCAGCCTTATATTATTTCTACAAGTTGGGGAGAAACAAATCGAAGCGTCCCGCGGTCCGTTGATGAACCTATTCCAACCATTGTTGCTCAAAACAACAATATGTATTTATGTGAACCGTTTATTGTCTCTTTGGAACATACAAAAGCAAACATCAATCCAAGATCTGTCAGTGATCCTATGCCGACCATAACGGGTACGGATGCATGGGGTTTGGCGGAACCATTTTTAGTGAAATACAACTCTACTGGCGGCGCCATGAGCGTAGATGATCCGCTTGATACTGTCACTGGAAAGGATCGGTTTGGGTTGGTCATGCCTATGTCTGATGGAGGCCATGTGGTGGTGGATGTGCTTTTCAGAATGTTGACGCCAAAAGAATTGGCCGCAGCGATGAGCTTCCCGAGGGATTATGTGTTCAACGGCCCGCGGGATGCCCAGGTAAAGCAGATTGGTAATGCCGTGGCTGTGAATACGGCAAAAGCGTTGTGTATGTCATTACTTTCATAGGAAACGGAGATAGATATGACTATTGTGACTATTGCGAATCAAAAGGGTGGGGTGGCAAAAACAACTTCCGCAGTGAATCTTGGACATGGCGCCGCCAAGCGAGGTCTTTCAGTTTTGGTTGTGGATCTGGACACGCAAGGGAATGTGGCTGATGCCCTTGGAATGGATGAAGGGTCAGATCTTTATGACTGGTTAATCACCGGCAAAGATACAGAACAGGTCGCCCAACCAACTGGCCGCGAGAATTTGAGAATCATCCGGTCAAACAAAACGACAGCGCAATTAAAAGTGGCTGCGAGCGGGATGGACTTCAGAGAGATGATCGTTGCCAATGCTCTTCAGGCATATGAGGATGATCTTATTATTCTAGACTGCCCCCCATCCGTTGATATTTTACATACTGCGGCTTTGGTCGCTGCGGACTGGCTTCTTATCCCTACAAAGCTGGACCAATTCGCCATCAAGGGTGTGATTGAGATGCTGCGATCGCTGGATTCAGTCCAACGGGCAACACGGTCTAACTGTAAACTGGCGGGTATTATCCCCACTTTTTATGACCAGGTGACCAGCGAAAGCCATGCACAGCTCAAGAACCTTGCTGAGCAATATAAGAGCCTGGTATGGCCTCCAGTGGCCGCGGATACCAACTGCAGGGTTGCCAACAGGGTTGGTAAAACGCTTTGGGAGATGCCCGTAAATGCACGTGCAAAAGTCGGTTATACGGCGTGCCTTGACCGGTTGATGAAGATTATTTAGGAGTAATTATGAAAAAAGATGATAAAGGATTTTTGCAGGGTGGGTTGGATCCGGCTGTTGCTGCGGCAATTGGAAACGGAAATGATCATCAATCCATGGCTTCAATGCCAAGAAATGAGCGCAAGAAAAAGCTGAAGAAAAAAGCGCAGCAGGATGCTCGGAACGGACGGCGGGCAGTGTATGACATGGACCCGGATGTGATCAAAGCGATTGCAGATATTGCTGAGCGTGAAAAGTGTTCGGCAAGTAATGTGGCTGAAATGTTTTTACGGTTTGCTTTGTCTGCCAAGGTGGATCTCAGTCAGTTTCGGGTGCCGGTACAGCATCCGCGGTTTGATTGCAAGTTGGTATGGCCACAAAATGAATAATTTTTGGTTATACGGTACCGCAAGAAGATTAATAGAGGTACCGATGGAAAAACAAACGGCACCGTAAACAGGTACCGTAAGTAAAAAAGCTACGGTACCGAATGGTTTTACAGGAAGGCTAAAAACAGGCCGGAAAGGATGAAAGTGTATGAGTGAGAGCGCAAAGAATGAAACAACTATCACGATCACAATAAAGGGCGTGAAGCGGGTAAGGCAAGAGTTTGTTGATCAGCTGTATCACGACCTGATGGTGGATGATCCGAGTTATTTGGAAAGGCTTACTACCTGGATTCCGAAAGAAACACAGCTCAAGTTTTCATCCACGTTAGAACCGCAGGAGCTGGGGTAATGGACACCATTATTGATGGATATTCTTCAAAAGTATTGGTTGCTTATCCGACCGCGATCAACGACCCTAACGATGGACCGGTGTTTGTACGATTATGCCCGGTCTGTGGACGGTTTGTGAAAGCCGATGATTCAGTCAAATGCAATATTGATGGTGTGCCATCCAAAGAACCAAACGCAACATGCAAAAAGCATGGGCGGGTTCGGATGGATTTCTATTGTTGGATATCTGATGGTTGGGAGGAGTGATGAAAGATTCGCAATGGTGGGATGTTAGTTGGAACCCGGTAACCGGGTGCACAAAGGTCAGCGCCGGGTGTGAACACTGTTATGCAAAATCGATGCATGACCGGTTCTTTCAATCCACTCCATTTGAGAAGGTGGAGCTGCACCCAGAGCGGTTGTCGAAAATTGACAGCACCAAACCGAAGGTCGTTTTTGTTGATTCAGCCAGCGACTTGTTTCATGAAAAGGTTCCCTTTGAATTTATCACTGAGTGCTTCAGTGTGATGCAGAGGAATCCTTTTCATACTTTTGTCGTGCTGACAAAGCGAGCGAAACGGATGCATGAGTATTTCATTTGGGCGAGAGAATCAAACCCGGAATGGCATTTGTTTTATCCGCTTGAAAATGTGTGGCTGGGTGTTACGGCTGAAAATCAAGACATGGCCGATGAACGGATTCCTTATCTATTGAATACGCCAGCAAAACACAGGTTTGTATCCGTTGAGCCGATGTTGGGGACTGTAAATATGGAAATTGCAGTTAGAACAGATCGTGGCGCTTATGCATACGAAGTATTGACTGGAAAACACTGGTTATTTGCTCCAAAACCAACGATTGGAAACAAACTGGATCTTGTAATTTGCGGTGGAGAAACCGGCAAGGGCGCCAGGGTTATGCAGCTTGATTGGGTTCGTCGTTTGCGAGATCAATGCGCAGCTGCGCATACTCCGTTTTTCTTTAAGCAGTGGGGTGAGTGGGTGCCTGATATGAATGATTCTGTGATGGTGAGATCTCGGGCAACGGGAATTGGCCGGAAGCTTGATGGCCGCGAATGGAATGATTTGCCGTGGCGCAAGAAGGCCGAACCGGTAAAGGCATCCGCTGAGGTGCAACTTTCTTTGGAGGTGAAGTGATGAGTACAGATGATGTGAGATATTGCATGACACCAGATCAAGCAGAAAAGTTCAATAGTTTTACCTCAGAGATTCAGAAAGATGTTTCTGAATCAATCAGGAAAGGGATGTCTGTGGAACTTGCACTTGTGCATGGCTTTGATCGAATGGCTTTTGAAAAACCGCAAGGAAAGAGAACCGTGGTTTATAAACCAAATCGACATGACCGACGTAAAGCCGCAGCCATAGCTAGAAAGGAAGTGAAGTGATGGCTGAATCCGCTGATAAAGTACAAGATTTTGTTCTGAATAATTTGCGCCGTGAGGATATGCGACCGCGGGAAGAATTCAGGATCGGGGACCCTGTGCAGGTGATTGGTCGTGGCGTTTGTGGCAAGATCGAGAAATTTGACGCTGATCATCGGCTGGCGTGGTTGGGGAATGGCTGGTGGTATTTGAAAGATCTTGAAAAAATCAGGGATATCTCACGCAAAGGCGCAAAGCCCGCAAGGGAAACCTTTACTCAAGATGGTCTTAATTACCTAAAAGGAACTGCGGTTTTTTTTGAGGGGAAAGCTATTCTATTCCAGCCTGCATTAGATACAAGATTACCGGAGTTTGTATCGTGAGTAGTGATGAGTCAGTGGTGAGTAATATTATTTTCTGGACCGGCCTTCACCGCGTGGAGATAATCCGGTTTGCACAGCCGGTGGATGAGGATTATTGGGTCAAGAAGCTGGTGCCTGATCGATGCATGGAAACTTATACGTGTTTCGATTGGGTTGAGGACCCAAAAGGGTTGAAGCTTAATCACCTTTATGTCAATTGGAAGGAACGCGGCGCGGTGGATTTTTCAACCTGGTTGGGTATCGGACTGCCGGATGATTTGATTCCACCCGTAAAGAAAGCCGTGCTTTGGTATGGTGAGCCTGGTGAAGGGTTGTATTTCTCAATCGATATGGCTGCAACATTACACAAAAGAGCTTACGGCGTGATGCCATCCACGGCTTGGGTGAGGACGCAGCCACTCAAGGCCAAAAAGCGGATTGATGTTGGTGAAGGTGCGGATCAGGGCACCGTTGAGTTGATGAATGGTTTGTGGGTGCCTGAACGGTTTGTTGTGGTGGGAATACCTGATTAAGAGATTACCTCGCAAAGAACACATAGATCGCGCGGAGTGCGCAAAGAAATGGAAAAATCATGAAAGAAAAACCAATCATATTTAGTCACAAAATGGTCAGAGCGATATTGATGGGTTTGAAAACTCAAACCAGACGTCTTCCAGCGGATCAGCCCTTGAAATGGTGTGTGCGTTTTGAACCAGCGCCATTTGAAGGATATGGAAGGGAACCAGGCTGGATTCAGATGACTGCCGATGCGTACTCGCAAAGAGGATGGTGTAACTTTCCTTATGGAAAAGTTGGTGATCATCTTTGGGTGCGAGAAACCTTCACTTATGGACCGGATGGAGAATTATTATACGCTGCCAATTTTGAAAACCATACAAATCATGGTGGCACAACTGTAATTATGAGCCGTGATGGGAAGAGACAAGTCGCATTGCGTTGGAAACCTTCAATCTTCATGCCCAGGTCAGCATCCAGGATCTTGCTTGAGATCACGGCGATCCGAGTAGAAAGATTGCAGGATATCTCTCTTGATGACATCAATGCCGAAGGCACTCCAGATACTTTGGATCCAACAAAGCGGCCGTATGGCACACGGCGCGAACAATTTCAAAGGCTTTGGGATTCGATCAACGCAAAGAAATACCCATTTGAGTCAAATCCATGGGTATGGGTGATCGAGTTCAAGAAAGTTGAGGCGTAATGAATCCATGGCTGGCGTTTGGGATTGGTTTGTTTATTGGCCTTCTGGTTGGTCTTTTCGCTTCCTGGCTTGGAAGAGCTGCGAAGGATGATGAGTTCAATGAGCTCGGGGAATATAAGTGTGATTATCCAGCAGATAGATCTCTTGAAGTTGGAACGATTATCCCTTCAGATGTGACTACGCCTTTTAATCAAATTGATATTCCGATCATTATTGCTAGCAATGCCAGCATCATGAATCATAGGGGTTTAGATAATTCCATATATCTAATGCCAAACGATGGTTTTGATTATCTGCATCGCAGAAAGATGAACGATGAAGACATAAAAAAATTTTTCGTGATCAGGTTTGTTGGCAAAGATAAAGAATCCGAGGCAAAGGATTAGTTATGGTCCATGTTGTCGCTTATCAGCCGGTAAGAGGTATTCCGTTGGAAGAGTATTTGGACTTCAAGATTGGGAGTAAGTTCCCAGATGAGGAGATCACAGCGATGGCAGAGAATGGAACGATGCCGCCAGGATTGGTGCTTCAAATGAAGGACGGTTGGCCTTGTGTGGTGGTAGGTAAATATGGAAGCCATCAGAAAGTAGAAAGGTTGGTGGTGAAGAATGTCGGATGAACTCGTTGACTGGAAGTGCCCGAACGGACACATCCTTGGAAAAGCGCGAAAAACAGGGCGCGGAGCCCACCAGTTGATTCTCTATCGCAACGCGGTAGATTTCACGGCTGAGGATCCCAAGGCGGTTGAGGTGATCGCTGTGATCCGCGGGCAGGGGATGGACATCCGCTGCGATATATGCGATGCGAAGCGAACTTGGGCGGCAAAAAAGAAGCTGCCAAATGGTGTGGTGCCAACGCTTAGAGGGTTGGCGATTAAGACAGTTTGAATCAATAAGTTTTGCTATGGAGGCAAAATGAGTGCAAAAAAGAAAGCGTTTGTTAGATTGTTGTGTGGTTTGTTGATTTTTGGATTGTTCCTTTCTTCAGCCTTGTTGATTAAGTCTGAGATCTTGCAAAAAGAAAGCTTTGATAGAACTGCAATGGAAAATGATCCACTGTGGGTGAATGGTAATGAGCATTTGATCAGCCAGATGCAATATTCGGTTGAACATTTGAATGCGCAGCTTTCAAGCATGTATTTATGGCTTGAAATGGAAAAAAATAATCACTCTTTGATCATTTACGCCACCTGGAAGAATCAATTGGAAGATGAATTTTTCAGGAGCAGCCAAGATCTAAAAGATATCAAAAAAATGATTGACCCTGAAGATTTGGAAAGATTGAAAGTTATTGAAAAGGTTGAGGTTAAGTTTGCCAAAGCAAGAGGCTATATCAGATATGGCGTCGCAAATGACAAGCAAAAATTAATTGATCTTGGCGCTGTCATGATTAAAGATTTGATAAAAATTATGAATGAAGAAATGAACTGGAAATAATGATTAAAGTAAATTATTGGTATATAATACAAATTGTTCAAAATATAAATAATATTTATTTGATTCTGATTATTTATAAACATTATTGATTATGAAATAAATATTATTGTTGAAATACTTGACAAGTTGATGTATAATAGGGGTGCAGGTCCAATTCAACTGTGCGGACCACCGGAAGAGATGAGCGCCTTCCACAGGCTTAAACGTCTGTGGAAGGCGTTTTTCGTTTTTAACCGGCAGGACGCCAAATTGGACAGGGCGCAAAAAAGCCGTAATGGAGGCGGCAAAACATGAGAGTAAAAAATTTTCTTGGTTTGGTTGTTGTTCTCTTCTTATCGATCGTTTTGATTGTCGCGCCAGTATCGGCGGCAGCTCCAACGGTGATCGCGGCTTCACCTGGCGAAAGTGTGGTGATCCAAGCTGACACACAGGCCGCCACACCGGCTGAAGAATTCCCAATGGATGACATGCTCAAAGGTGTCGCGAATATTGGTCTATTTTGTTTAGGCTTTACAGCTGTACTCAAACACAAATTCGGTGTGAAGGGTAATTGGCTGACTGCGAGCTGCCTTACATTTGGCTTCTTATTGGGCATCGGATATTGGATCGCTATCAAACCACCTGTCACTTATGCGGAATGGTACTTTGGCGGGTTATTTGGTTTTTTGACGGCGCTCGCGACATCCGGCGTGTATGACATCGTGAACAAAAAAATTGTTGATTCGGCTGGCTAGAAAATGCCTCCGCAATCCACTCAACCTATATTGGATGCCCTCCAGAGATTGGAGGGCAAGATCGATTGTCTTGTCGACAAAGTGCAAGAACTGGAGAAAGACGGAGTGAAAAACGAAGCCGTGGGGAAAACCGTTGAAGATCATGAAGAACGAATCCGCAATCTTGAAAAGCTTGCACCGGCCATGAAGGTTGTGATCTGGATTGCGGGGGCTCTTGGTTTATCAGTAATCGGTTTGATTTGGGGATTGCTCACCGGCCAGATCTCACTTGTTTTTGGTTAGGAATCAATTATGCCACTCGATCTGAAAAACCTCAGCGTACAAAATATATCCCAACTGGCATTTGATCTCAAAGTTGATGAGATTGAGGTCACTGATGTTGTTTCTCCAGCTGAGGCGCAGCGCCGATCGGATGTTGCTCTAACTGCACTCAAGTTGAAATTTAAGGCAGACCAGGAAGCGCTGGAGAGATTTGAAGCCGAATCCAAAGTCTATTGGTCCAAAAAAATTGAAGAAAAGTCAGATGAGAAGATTCCACTGCCCGTAAAGCCAAACACATTTGGATGGGAAGAGGATTTCTTCTTGTTGATGAATCAAGGTTGGCCTTGGCGTGTGGCTGTGTATATTGCCTGGGCAGGAAGCCCAAAAGTTGGACGATGGCCAAAAACGCAAGAAGATCTCGCAATCAATGTGCTTGGACTCACATCAGACCGGCAGATCAGCGAATGGCGCAAGAACAACCCAGCAATCGATGAAATGATCGGCATTATGCAGGCGATGCCGCTTTTGAGTCACCGGCGCGATATTTTTGAAGCCCTGGCTACCAGTGCGAGCGACCCAAGCTCGAAGGGCGCCCAGGACCGAAAAACAGCATTGACCATGACTGGTGATTATGTTCCAAGGTTGAAGGTTGAGGATGACCGACCAAAGACCAACGCAAAAGAATATACCGATGAAGAACTGGATCAAGCGGCAGCCAGGTTGAAGAAAAAGCTTGGCATCGAACAGGAAGATAAAGAGAAGGACGATGAATAAATCTCTTCCTAAAGCCAGGGAGTTGACCCCTGAAGAAATTGCTGAAGAGAAAGATTTCCGCGAATTGGCGAGAAATCGATATCAGTATTATCGGCATTACATCAATCCGAAATTCAAGGATGGGAGGCATCACGCCATCCTTGCTTATGAACTTGAGCAAATTGAACTTTTTATTCGGACCAAAGGAAAACAGGGAAATGGTCGGCTAATTGTTGAACTTCCACCTCAGCATGGAAAAACAACTGACATTGCGAGGATTTTTCCCAGCTGGGTAATTGGTCGGAACCCGAACACCCACGTTGGTATTGTCTCTTACGGCGCCAGTCTTGCGGACAAGCATTCTGCCGCGGTAAGAGATTATGTGCAGAGTGAAGCATTCAGGAATTTATTCGGAACATACTCGGCAAGCGATGAGCCGGTCATGCTATCGGATGATTCGGCATCAAGAAGTGACTGGCGGTT